GCATAAATTTTACTTACCCCCTATTAACTTATATAACAGACCAAGGAATTATATGGACAGAGAGAACGAATCAGGTATGAATGAAGAAGAAATGTATGTGGAATTCACAATGATTGAGATTAACGAGTTTATTAGTAGGTATGGTGCGGAATTCTTCTTGTCAAAACTGAAGTATCCAAACTTAATGGCAATTATCCGAGAGTTGCCGTAATGCTGTTACAGGCAGACGCATCTGCTCTAGAAATCCGTGTTGCCGCCTACCTTAGCCAAGACCAAGTCTTAATAAACGAGATTGTGAATGGTGTGGATTTGCATACCGATAACCAAGAGAAGTTTGGGCTACCCTCTCGTTTGATAGCAAAGATTTTAAACTTTAGGATATTGTATGGTGGCAATGAATTCTCGTTTGCTAATGACCCCGACTTCACTTCTATAAGCAAGAGTAAGGCATATTGGAAGGATGTGGTTGATGCCTACTACGACAAGTATCGAGGCATAGGGGCATGGCACACAAAGATTATTCGTGAGGTAGTGGAAACCAATAAACTAGTAGCCCCAACTGGCAGGGAATATTACTTTCAGAAGTTCGGTGGGCAGTATAAGGACACGCAGATTAAGAATTATGCTGTTCAGGGAACGGGTGCAGACCTCATGGCTTTAGCAAGGGTTAGTGCTCATAACCGATTGAAAAAGCTAGGTTATGGTGACAAATGTTTGTTAGTGAATACGGTGCACGATTCGATAATCCTTGACTTTGACGACAAAGTGTGCGATACTAAGGAATTAGTAGATATGTTTCACAGCGTGTTTCACGACCTGCCAGCTAATTTTGAAAAGATGTTTGGTGTGAAATTTAATGTCCCAATGGCGGCTGAGTGTCAAAAGGGTTTGAATTGGGCAGATATGGAGGTTGTATAATGGAAATTGAGATTGTAGATATAGCAAAGGTAGACAAAGAGGATAAGTTTGGGAAACCAACACGCACTCTAGCTGTAACCTTCACCTCAGAAGGCGTAACTCGCACACAGAACATAGTTCCCTTTGCTAACCCAAAGGTATGGCGTGTGTTAGACGATGCGAATATTGGTGACAAATTTGAAGTAGCCATCACAAAGAATGGTAAGTATGACAACTGGTCTGCTATTGGTCCAGTAGGGTCGTTTAAACAAGCTGCACCAACGACCAAGGTAATAGGTAGTAACTACGAAACAGCAGAGGAACGGGCGATTAAACAACGATACATTGTTAGACAATCATCCCTTGCTAATGCTATTGCCCTATCCCCTAAAGCAACAGTAGGCGACATCATTACTATTGCTAAGCAATTCGAGGAGTATGTTTTTGAGCCAGCAGAAACCTTATAATTGGATTAGAATGTTGGAAGTTATTACTTGTATTTGTATTATTATCAACACATTTAGACATTGGAGTTAAAGATGACAAAATTAAAAGCAACAATTATGTGGGCAAACCTAAACCATGTAAATGAGATGTCAGGTAAATATCAAGTAGACCTGTCAAACCTATCCACCAAAGCAGTAGAAGAATTATCCAAAGAAGGAATTGAAGCCCGTGAATCAACCAAAGCAGAAGACGAGCGTGGTGTGTATATTACTTGTAAATCGACATACCCAATCCCAGCCTATTACGAAGATGGTTCGGAAGTACCGAGCAATATCAAAATTGGTAATGGTTCACTAGCCGTAGCAACAGTTAAACCTTTTGCATGGGAATTTAAGGGTAAGAAGGGTGTAAGTGCCACCATCTCTCGCCTGACAGTTACTAAGCTGTTAGAGTATGGTGCTGACGAAGATGCTGACACCGACCTAGCTGGTGCCGTGTGATAGAGTATGTCCTTTGTTATAGCACTGCTTTTTTTCTTGGTATGTTGTTTGGTGTTGGTTGCTTTATCTATATTATAGGATACATATATGGTAGCATTGATTGATATGGATTTGGTGGTATATAGATGCGCTGCTAGTTCAGAGAATGAAGACTTGTCTATTGCCACCCATCGTGTAGAGGAACTACTAGACAACATCCTTACCAAGGTGCAAACAACCGAGTATAGGGCTTTTCTCACAGGGGCTAGAAACTTCCGCAAAGAGGTTTACCCTGAGTATAAAGCAAACCGCACACAACCAAAACCAACCTTGTTACAAGAGTGTCGTGAGTTCTCAATAAAGAAATTAGGTGCTGAGGTTGCCCCTAGTAATCTTGAGGCTGACGATGCCCTTGGAATCCACCAAACTGCTGACACGATTATCTGTTCATTGGACAAAGACCTTTTGCAAATAGAAGGCAAGCACTTCCAATGGGAGATACAGGGAGGTCCTGAAGCAAAGCGGTGGATTAAGCCCGATACATTCATCACACAGACAGCCATAGAGGGCACACGCTTGTTTTATGAGCAATGCCTAAAGGGTGATACATCTGATAATGTGAAGGGTGTAAAGGGATTGGGTGAAGCCAAGGCTCGCAAACTCCTTGCTGGAATTGATAATGAGAGGGCTATGTTGGATGTATGCCTTTCACAATACGCCAGCGAGGAGGAGTTCTTGATGAACGCACAATGCTTGTATATTCTTAGGTCTTTAGATGATAGTTATATTTCACGATACGAGAGGCTACTAAATGAAGGTTGAGGTAAATGTTGTTAGTAAACAGGTGTTAGATTTATCAGAAGAAAACTGTGAGAATATCTTAATCCAAACCTTGCACAACGATTGGTATGACATTTTTCAATCAAGTATGGATAAAGAAGATAGTGACGCAATTAAAAGAGTTTATAATATATATTCAGGAAAGAATCTTGTCTAAGGTTCGCAAAGTGGTTGCATCACTTGGTTGGACAGAAGGTCGGTTACGGACCTTTATCACTTCAACTCTACGAGGTGGGTTTAGAAAATATCCCCCCAAGTACGAAACTCTAAAAGCGGCATCTGTTGGTAAAAAGATAAATGCCAAAACAAATAGAATGGCTGAACACTTCACTTGTAATATGTGCAAAGGTGAATTCCCAGCTAAAGAAGTGCAGGTTGACCATGTTGAACCAGTAGTGTGTCCTTTTACAGGATTTGTTGATTGGAATACTTTTATAAGTAGGTTGTTTTGTGAGGGTGGGAATTTGCAGGTGTTATGCTCCCCTTGCCACGACATCAAGACCGCTGAGGAAAGGGTAGAACGACATGGCAACAAAAAATGATATTACAGGCGATAGTATAATTAGTGGTAAAGGTAGTAAGAAGAAGTTTGATGAGGGTATTAAACTCATTAAGCCAAGTTGCCTTCCTGATTGTAAATATCTTATTAACACACTTACTAAGTGCAGGGTTTGTGATTTCCGTGACGAATCGCTTGTGCCGAAGAAAGGAAAGAAATGAAGATAAGTTTAAACGACCTCCCCGAACATCATCCCTACAGAAATATCAAACTAAAAGATTTAGAAGTGTTTTATCGTAAAGAGGGCACTACGGCTTGGCAAGAGGTATTCTCCACTTATAACATTGCAAAAAACACATACAATGAGTTAGGTGAAGTGTGGAAGAATGGACAGGAGTGGGCTGTGGATAGTGATTCATCTTTGTGTCAGATATGTGGTAAGGATTTAAGCAAGGTGTTAGAATGTGCTTGGACATCTTGCCCTAAAGACGCTTGGGACGAGGATAGGATTGATAACATAGGTCAAAACGGAAATGAGGGCTTACACTATGGGTAAACGCTTGATGATTATACCTGACACTCAAGTCAGACCTAATGACGACCTAGAGTACCTAGAACGCATTGGGAAATATGCAGTGGATATGCTACCTGATATTATTGTTATGTTAGGCGATTTCGCAGATATGCCATCCTTGTCTAGCCACGATAAGGCTGGTAGCAAGAGTATGGAGGGGCAACGCTACAAAGCAGACATCAAGATTGTTCACGAGGCGATGGATAAGCTGCTAACCCCTATACGACAAGAGCAGCAACGTAGGATAGATAACCATAAACCTCGCTGGAACCCACGGATGGTAATGTTGTAC